CCCCGCCACAGACTGAGTAACTTTTTTAGGTGGTGTCTCGCTTTCGACATCACCATCAAATTCTCTTGGAAACCTATCTCTAAGTCTCCTATCCAACTCATTATAGTATTCATCGGACTTGCCGTCAAATCCTTCGTCCTCAATTAATCTTTTATGAATACCAAAAGCAGCATAAGTCATTGCTTCATCTTGACCAAACCACTTATTTCTAGATGCCCAATCCTCAGCTTTTGGGTCAGCTTTTTTAGGAGCTTGTTGCTGTTGAGTTTGGGGTTGCTGATAAACAGGCTGTTGCTCTTCTTGTTGCTTTTCCTGTTCTTCTCTTTGTTGTTGAGCAACTTTAGCTTGATCGTACCTATCTTTAGCTACTGCAAGTTGAGTAAGTCTTTGTTGAGCAGAAACAGTAGCATCCGCATCTCCAAGCTCTACCGCTCTTTTCAGATCAGCTTCAACTTGTTTTTGCTCTACTTCTAAACGACCACCATACTCGGTCATGTACCCTTGATCTAAGCTCTTGAGCCTTTGTTTGATTTGGGTCGATTCGTCTTGGACTTGTTGAGCGTAACGTATCGCTTCTTCCCTCTGCCTTTCAGCTTCACGCATTTTTTTCGTAAGCTTATTAATGCGATTCTGAACAGAGTCCGTATACTGATCGTGCTCATCTTTCTTTTGAGGTTTCTCCACCTCAACTTCAGGTTTCTCTTTAGTTTTCGACTCAATCTTGGTAGTTTTTTTAGATGTCTTCTCATCTTCCTTAACTTCAACTTCAGTGTCTTCATTGGTATCCAATTCTAACTCTACTTGTTTATCGTCTGTCTGTATTTCTGCCATTTTCTATCCTCTAAAAGCTAACAATGTCATCAGGGTTTTTAATTGATGCTAAAACTTCATCATCATTTAATAATCTAACTTCTCCCCCATCTATACGGAATCTAGAACCTGCGTATCGAGGAAAGATAATCCAATCTTTTTCTTTACACCATCCACCGTTGGGAAATTTTTCTTCATCTTTATAAGCTAAGTTTCCTAGTTTTAAAACATAACCAACGACTGTTTGTATCTGTGTATCATCTAAAACTTGTGTTGGAATATGCAAACCACCTTCTGTCGTGGCTTTACCTCTGTAAGGTAATACCAAAATACGCCATCCAGTTGGATTAGGCATACGCTCTAAAAGACTATCGGTAACTTCAGAAGGGTCTAGAACGACTTCTTCTTTAGGTTTGTATAGGGTTGCTACGTTCTCTTTTTTATCAGTCATCAAATTGCTCCTGTTTATCCAGCAGGCTCGAGAGTTCCTGCGAAAGGTAATTTAATGCAGTAAGTTCACCCATAAGTTCCCTATACTGCTCCATGTTTTTGACTCCATTGTGTTCTAATACATCTAAAACACTACTTCGTCTTTCTTTTATCTTCTTTTGCACAAACTGTACAAAGTCAATTTCGCTCATATCAGAGTATTCTTACAATAAAAGATAAAAGAATACCATATCTTATACTAAATTGGAATTTATTTCAAAGTGTGGACCATCAATAAATGGTCTCTTACCTTCTTTTCTCCTTGTATCAATATAATCATTCATTGCTTCTTCCATAGTACCTTCCCAATCAGCAATATTTCTAATATGCCAAGATGCTCCCCAAACAATCGGTACACCATGTTCAATAGCTCCTTGTTTCATTGCATCAGCAATATCGTCATAAACTTTTAATTCCCAACAACCTCTTCCACCAACATATGCCATCAGATCAACTGCTAAACCTTTTAAGTGTTTACTGTTCATTGTTTTTGACGCACCTACTGCTACAAGCTCCTTTTGTTTTTCTAATGTTCTAACACCTTCAATAACCCCAAAATCTATTTTAGTAGCACCTATGGCATACTTTACGACTTTAATTAAATCTGGGTCTACATTATCTAATCGATCTAATGATCTTTGTGATAATTTAAAACTCATTTAGTTAATCCTTTACTCTTTTCAAAAGTTCTTAGTCCCCCTAATCCCAACATACCTAACAATACAGTCATCAAACTATCCATATCAAATTTAGGTAATTGAGATATTGTAAAAGCTTCTGTTGGAAAACTTGCTAGAATAAAAACAACAATAGGATACAAAATAAAGTGATAAGCTAACGCCACACCACATACCCAACCAATAAATGGTCTCCACCCTGCAACAAAAATACTGCGATGTTGTGCTTCTGCTTTGTTAACATTCACTTGTGCCATATTGCTTTCATGGGCATGTTTTTGTGCCATTGTAGCAATATCATGGGCTAATTGATTCTTTTGGTCTTTATCTTCGATAAACTTATCCAACAATCCTGCCACGGGACCGATCAAACTTTTTAACATGTTATCTCCTAGAAAAAGGGTAAGAATCCACCTATACCAGAACTAAAAGAACCCTGAAATGGATAACCATAAATGGGTGGCATATAGCGATTCATCATTTGTTGTTGATAGTATTGGTTTTCTTTTGGTAAATACATTTGTGGGTAATTACCATAAAATGAGGGCTGTTGAGTATTCTCTTGATTAAATACTCCTGTTTGTAAGCTACCTAACTTATCTAATCGGTTAGTTAGTCCAGAAAACTTTTCTTCCAACGAACCTAACCTTTGCTCCATTGTTTGTTGAGGTTGTGGCATTTGTGGTTGTGCCATCATCGGTTGATTTACCGTTGGCATCTGCATGGGCATACTAAATTGTGGTGCTAAATCCATTATCGTGACCTACTCATATACGCTGTT